AGGCCGGGCTAGCCAAGATGGCGGATTGGGCTCTGACCAAGATCGCTGACGTTGTGTTCGGTCCCATCAACGCGCTGCTAGGCAAGATTCCTGGCGGCAACATTGTCACTACTATGATGAAGGATCTAGTAGAGGGTGCGCTCAAGTCGCTAGTCGGAGACATCCACAACGGCGCTCAGGGCGCGGCGGCCACGATTGCCGCCGGTCCCGCTGGCGGTGCCACTGGCGGCGAGATGGCCAACGGCCGAGAGATTTATAACTATCTCTTGCAGTACGTCTTTGGCGGGCACAAGATTGCAGCCGCAGGCGCTATCGCCTCGATCTGGGGTGAATCTACTTGGAATCCGTTCGCGCAGGGCACAGGTGGCCGAGGGCTCATCGGTTGGACGCCGCCCGGCACAATCTCTAACGCGGACTTCTCCGGTGGACTGCGGACGCAGCTTCCCGCTGTGATCCGATTCATTCAGACCTCGGGCGACGAGGGTGTCATTGCAGAGATGCGCGGCGCTACCTCGATCTTGCAGGCGGCCAACGAATGGGGTAAGGGGGTCGAGCGATATGGCATCAACGACGTTCACTCGACCGGTCTTTCTCTCGCGGCTCAGATCATGGGCAACCCCGGCTCGGCTGCGGCACCCAAGGGCGGCGTGTCCACCTCTCCGGTATCCGGTGAGCAGACGTTCAACGGCTACAGCTACGCGGGCGGCGGCATCATTCCAGAGCACGTCATTGGAGTTGGAATGCGTTCCGGCATGGGATATCAGTTTGCCGAGAACGGGCCAGAGCGAGTCATCCCCAACGGCGGCGGCGGGGACACGTATTACATCACGGTCGCTGGCGACTCTGACCCGGACGCTGCGGCGCTCCGCATTATCCAAAAGGTACGCGACTACAAGAGGCACCACGGCAACCAGCCGACGAACATAGGGTGAGGCAATGACCAACGCACCATACCTGGCAGGCAGCAATAGCCACGCTGCCGGTGGTTCGACAACCCTTACCACAACTGTGTCCGCGAACGTGGCGAACAACGATTCAATTCTCGTCATGGTGCTGGCTAACGTGGCGTCGGTAACTGTCACTGTCGGCCCCGACTCGCAGGGAAACGTCTATACCCAGACTGCTTCGCAGACTTCACAGGCGACGGTGCAGCAGTTCATTTGGGAATGCGACGGCGCTAACCCCCTGACGAGTGGGGTTGACACAATCCCGGTCACCTACTCGGCCAACACCTCGGTTCAGGCTGTTGTTATCGTGGGCGACAACAACGTCACGGCTCACGATAAAACGAACAACGGGTCTAGCTCTGCCTCGACTGCGGTAACCACCAATGCCTCTGGCGTGCTCTCACAGGCGCAAGAGCACGCGCTGATGTTCGTGGTCGATGCTCAGGCTGGCGGCGTCCCCACGTACGCGGCACCGTGGTCGAGCCACGTCCTGACCAACCTAGACGCCAACGGTACCGGCCCGCGCCTGTCTGTGGCTTACCAGGTAGTCAACGCTACGACCTCGCTCACGGGCACGGCCACCATCGTGTCTGCGGCTTGGTCTGCCATCATCCTCACAATGGAGATGGCGATTGTCTCGGCTACGCCGACGTTCACCAACGGCGTTCAGCATGACGGCTACTTTGCTCAGCTCACCGGCACGGAAGCTGGCGGTACCGGCCCGTACACATGGACGCTCTCTAGTGGAAGTCTTCCAACCGGCGTCTCGATCTCTAACAGTCTGGGCATCTACTCTCTGTTTGGATCTAACCCGTCCGCGTCCGGAACGTTTAATTTCGTTCTACAGGTCACAGACGTGAATGGCCAGAGCGGGCTAGTGCCCGGTACCATCATCATGCGACCGAGCGGCGCGAGTGCCACGGCAACGATGGCTCTGCATAGCAATCTGTTGAGTCGCAATGACTCAGACTTTTCGTCGGCATCGCTGGGCACGTGGAACGCCAACACCAACGTTTCGTCCCCCTCGTTCACTTCGAACACGTCGCTAGTCGGCACGGGCTCGATGCTCTGGTACTCGACCGGTACCGGGCTCAGCATCATGCAAACCGGCTTCTACAACGTGCAGCCAAACAAGGGCTACATTGCCTCTGGGTATCTACTGCCTGCCATCAACACCGACGTTATGAACATCGGCCTAGCCTGGTACACGAGCGGCGGCACGCTGATTCAAACCGACTGGGGCGGTCCTGTCGCTGGCGGATTCCAGCTCGCGGCGTGGTACAACTCCCCGGCCGCAGCTTGGCAGCCCGTCTATATCGCGGACACCTCTCCGAGCAACGCGGCCAAGGTGCGCATTGTCGTGCAAGGCCCTGGCACTACGCCTGGCGGCGACCAATACCACGGTCAGCTTTTCTACCTCACGCAATCTGATTCGCAGGTGCTTGTGGATTGGAACAACGGCACGAGCGGCACGGGCTCGGCCGGTGGTGAGGCATTCATGGACGTGTCTCCGTTCGTGCGAATGGATCAGGGTATCTCTCTGGCGCGCGGTCGGCAGGACTCGATCTCTGAGATTCAGGCTGGCTCTGGCTCATTCCAGTTGCAGAATGACAACGGCTACTTTACCCGCTTCAAGTCGGGCTCAATTGTGTCAGCGCTTCTAGGGGACGTAACCCTACAGCGGCGCTGTCAGATCAACCTGACTGACGAGAATGGCGTCTGGCATACGCGCGCTGACGGCCCGTTGTCTCAGCTCAGCTATACTTTCGACAATACCGGAAACACGGGCATCTTGCAGGTATCCACTACCGATGTGCTCGCGCCGCTTAACCGAGAGGATTCGCTGACTTGCTGGACAAGGGAACAGGTTCTACTCAACGGACCTCTATACCACTGGGCGCTAAACGACGTGGGGACATCCGGCGGGACCGGAATAGCAGCAGAAAGCAGCGGCAACAACGGGCCGCCTTTGAGGCTGCACAACTCCGACGGGACCAACGTAGCGACGATTGCGTGGAACGATACGACGGCGGGGGTCGAGACTCTAGCTGACGCCATCGCTCCCGGCTCGACCTCGGACGGCTCGGAGTATTGGCCCGATGGCTCGGCTACGCCTACGTCTTTCCTGCGCGGGTTTGACGCGGGCGTTACGGGTCCGATCACATCACCTCTAGGGAACGTGCGCCTAGTTCCGGTCACGACGGCTAACCCGTCGCACGCTAACCAGTTCACGGGGAACAAGGGCTACTCTCTACGCACGCGGCTGGCCGACGATGACACGATCAATACGAACGTGGTGGGCAATGACTGGACTGCGGAAGCATTCTTCATGCCTGACCCGTTCATTGCGGCGCACAACACGAGCGCTAGCAACTTCGGCCCATATGTCATCTTCACTCTCTCGGACTCTGGCAGCGGTTACAACCTCATGGCCTCGGTTCAGGAGACTAACACCGCTGGCGTTCTGAACATCGTCATCAGCTACTACAAGCAGCCACCATCGTTCAGTGGCGCGAACTTCACCAGCAACCTTGCGCCCACGCCTATCCACTCCCTGACGCTCAGCTATACGCCTGACGTTACCAATGGAATGCCTCACCACATCGCGTTGCAGATTCAGGGCGCGGTCACTGGCGGCGCGGTCACGGCGTACATGGACGGTAACCAGGTCGGTACCACGTTCGCGCTCAACCTCAACCAGACGTTTGACACGATGGTCGTGGGTGCCGACTCTGGTATTGGCGGTTGCTTCTACGGGAACATCTCGTGTGTCTCGATCTACAACTACCTGCTATCGCCGCATCAGATTGTGCAGGACGCACGGCTAGGCCAGTACGGCATGTGGGAAGCGACTTCCGACGACTGCATTGCACGGCTCGGTCTGTACGCTTCTATCCCCGCTTACTGGAATAATCTAAACGAGCAAGACCTCGGTCTTTCCCTGGTCGAGTATTACGACGTGAGCGGCACCAACGCGCTCGGGGCAATGAATAACTTCGAGCAGGCCGAGCAGGGCTTGATATTCGTAGACGCTACCGGCAACGTCAATTTCCACACGCGGGATTGGCGCATGGGCTACGGCGCTCCCGATCTTCTCCTGCCGCCGGATACCTTCGATGCCACGATGGGCTATGAAGTGCTCGACCAATTCATGGTCAATGAGCAGGGCGTTGCCTCGGCTGTGTTCTCGACCGGTACCGGATATGTCAACGTCGCGGCGCAAGCGGAGTACGGCACCTATGCCACCTCGACTGCGGCCAGTCCCGTTCAGCTCCCGATCATCTCTTGGTCGCGGGCATATGCTCAGCTCGGGCTATCTCCGTTCGTGTTCTGGACTACGCCCAATATGGATGACTTCTCTGCATGGGCAGCGAATGCGCGGTCTGACCCGTGGCTGCTGCCTGGTCAGCTCACCATCGATCTCAAGACGCTATCCAAGGCGTCTACCGGCATTGGGATTAGCACGCTCTATGCCCTAGAGATCGACAACATGATCGCTCCGAGCGGCACGCTCCCGGCCAACTTCCCCGATCAGGCCATCTCTCGCGAGTGGTTCATTGAGGGGATCAACGAAACGATTACCCATGCCGCGCGGTCGATTCAGTTCTACACCTCGCCTGCGGAAGCGCAGCGCGCGTGGCGCTTGGGTGACTCGACCTATGGCGTACTGGGCTCGACTACCCGCGTCGGTGTCTCGGCTATGGACTTGTCTACGCCTATCGCTGACGGCAAGGATGTGCAGCACGACGGCGGCGGTCCCTACAATACTCCGAACTTCGCCAATACCGCATTGAACAATCCGGCTGCCAACGGTCACAGCTACGTTGGGGCCAATGACATACGCGGGCTGACTGCCAACGCAAGGCTAATAACCAATCCGCCTATGTGGTGCGTCGGCGCTGTGGCCACGACTCAGGGGTTCGGCTCGGGGCAGTTCGTCAACACCCACGTGTTTTTCGACAACCTCTACATTGACTCCGAGGGCGGCATGGGGGCTATCCCCGCGTGGCCTAACTGGTACGTGGTCACGGTGCCCGGCTACTACGACCTTGACGGCGTGGTCAACTGGGGTGCGCAGACGGTGACAGGAGCGGTCAACCAAGGGCTTTTCCTGGTCGCTCAGGCAGCCGCACAGGGCGTGGCGGCAGGCACCCGCAGCCCGACCGCTAACCTCGCCTACGTCTGCCCTATCGGCTCTCAGGTGCCATCGTTCAGCAATACCGGCGCGTTCCCGTCCAACAACGTCTCGACCCGTATGTACCTCGGCGTAGGCGACATGATCGCCTTGGCTGCGGCGCAGGATACCGGCGTCACCTTCAACACCTCCACCAACTGGGGTGGCTCGATGTTCTCGGGTGTGTGGCGCGGCTTCGCGGCGAACGATGACCGCGTGCAGCTCAACAGCACGACGGCAGGCGGCACCGTGACCGGCGGTGGCGGCGGTGGCGGGGGTAACTCTCCCGTGATCACCACTAAGACGTATACGAACCTGAACACCTATGCCTACTACGGCAACCAGGCCAACTACAACCGGCGCAACTCCAACGGCAACTGCTACGTTGGTGACCCGCAAGGTGGCATCGGCTCGGAATCGAGTCAGATCTCTTGGCCCGTCTCGACCATGATTGCAGACCTAGCGGCCCACGGGCCAAAGATCACGTCTGTATTCCTGACGTTCCACTGCTTGCATACCTGGTACGGTGCAGGCGGCGCTATGAAGATGGGGACCGGCAAGAACGGCTTGGGTGGCTCGACCTTCAATATCGTGAACAGCGGCGGGCAGAATGGCCTGACACAGATTGCGGTCAAGGTCGGGACAATTACTCAGTCGCTCGGGTCTAACTTCATCACCTGCTTTACCTCTGGCGGTATGACGTATTACTCGCTCGGCTATCCGAATGACACCAACCTTTCCGACTACGGGTATTACTCGGGTGGCCCCGGTTCGTGGTCGCTCAAGGTTACCTACTCGACGTGAGGGTGAATCACAGTGACTCTAGTTGTTCCGGTCGTCAACGACATTCCAGCCGGGTCTGTTGCTACCGCAGCTCAGCTCAACGCGGTAGGGGCGGCGTGTACCTTCATGCTAAACAAGCCCATTGCGCTGATCACCGACACGGCCGGGGGGCAGGCTATCGGCACGACGTACCCACCGACGACAGATGTCACGTTTGCCACGACCAACTTTGACACCGACTCAATGCACCCGGCCCCCGGCGTCGGCTTGGTCGTGCGCACACCCGGATTTTACAAGGTGTGGTATACGGCCTCGTCTACGTCGGCAGGTAATGCCCTCATGGCTGGCGTCTGGTTTACCACCGGCTTTAATAACCCGAATGGCGTCAACCAGAGCCTCGGCCCATTCTGGGGCTCGTATTCCAAGGCGGGGTCGAGTGTGGGCACCCGCTGTTCTGCGGCGGGCATGGTTCCGTTGTTTATGTATAACGGTGATTGGGTGCATCTTCGGCTCTATGCCGATGGCGGAACAATGGTCACTGATAGCGTCGTCCCGACGCGCCTTGGCCTCGAATGGATGGGGGCGTAAAATGGCAACCGTTCCCACGGTCCCGACATTCACCGATGGCACCGCGCCGAGCGCGGCGAACATGGAAGCACTCGCACAAGCGGTTAACTTCCTAGTCGATTGTGACCAACGGCCTATCTGGCACTTCCTCGCAGTCGCGGGGCAGGCTATCCCGTCCAATGCGTTTACGACTGTCAAGTACACAAACGTGGCCGTGGACTCAGACGCGGTATTCACCTCGGCCTCTGGCACTGCGACCATCGTAACGCAGGGCTATTACGATATGGAGTATTGCCTCGGCATTCAGTCCGCAGCGTCGGGCGCTTCATTCTCGACCCGGTTCATAGTCACGGCTGGGACTCACAACCCCAACCACACGAGCGGTACGCAGATCTTCAACATCTGCCAGTCGAGTCTGTGTGCCGCAACCGCTGCGACTGACACTGTGGCGGCCTCGGCCTGGCAGTGCCCTTGGGTTCTGTATCCTGGCGATAATGTAGCCGTGCAGATTGACACGACCGTCGCTCTCAACACGACCTTCAACTTCAATACCAGTTTCATTGACGGTAGGTTCGTGGCGAACTTCACCGGCTACTACTCCCGATACGGGGTCTTCGAATCAACGGATACGTGAGGAACAACAATGACTCTCATCATGCGCGACAGCGTTACCCCGATGGCTATCCCGCTCGCGGGTACCGACATCGCCGCTTTCTACGGTGACGGCGCGTTCGCAGACGGCACGCTCGTCCGGAAGCGGTTCCCACACACTCCCGTGATCGGAATCGATGTCAACGGCTCGATGCCGTCGATGGCGGTTCGCGACTGGGAAACCGGGGACAAGGCCGGGTCGCTCGAAGATTGGGTGATCAATCACAACAACTCGACCGGCGTCAAGGATGCGGTGGTGTACTGTAACAAGTCCACGCTGCCGGAAGTCCGTCAGCTCACCGGCTCACAGATCCTCGGCGTGGATTACTTCCTTTGGGTGGCGACACTCGATGGAACGATCTTCGGCCCGCAGGACTACCCGCACGTTCTGGCCTGCCAGGACAAGGGTTCGTCTCAGGTCCACGCGAACTACGACGAATCTCTCGTCTGGACTACGGCCCCTGTGTCGTGGACCGGATACGTCAAGCCTGCCCCGCTCCCGCCGGTCGTGCTCAGCTACCCCGCGCCGCGCTTCCTGCGGCTGACTCCCGGCCACACGGGATTCAAGGTGACTTGGACCCCGCCGGTTGCGGTCACCGGCCTGCCAGAGCCGCAGTATGACATCTGGGTCCGCCACGCTGGCGACCTCGTTCTGTCCTACCCGCGCACGGGCATCAAGGGCACTGAGTACAGCGGTGGCTCGCTGGCTCGCGGCACGGACTACACGCTCTCGATCGTGGCCACCGGCCCGAATCAGGCCAACTTCAAGGGCAGTGCGGCGGCGAACATCAACTTTCAGACTGCGTGACGATGGAAGCTATCCCGTTCTGTCGCCGCTGCCAGGCAAGCCACCTGTTGCCCGCAACCGTCGCGCCACCGTACGCCGGTACCTGCGTTCTCTGTGGCCGCAGCGAAGAGTGCTATTGGATTCCGAGAGATGAGGCAGCCCTAGCGGGTTATCACGAGCAAGGCCCGTCAGAGCGACGGTAAGGCAATGAAAGACCCCGGTCACCAGTTATGGTGCCGGGGCTTTCTTGTGCCCTCTACGTGGCTGCTAGGGGGCTTTAACGGCGTGCTGCGGCGTCCCACACTTCCGCAGACAGCCACCACGGCGGTTCGCCGTAGTCGCACTGTTCGTCTAGTGACCAGGCGTCGTGCCTGTCATACTGGTACATGTAGGTTCCGGTGACCAGCCCACCGGCTACGGCGATCTTGTCTTGCACCTCCTTGAGAGTGCGGCCGGTTGAGATCTGATCGTCAAGGAACAGAACGCGCTGGCCCATGTTGGCCTTGTTCTCGACCATCTTGTTATGGAAGCACCGCATCTCGGCGTCTGGCCTGACGACTACCAGAGGCTTGCGGAGTAGGACGGACACGGCCGACCCGACGATGAGGCCAGAGGTGCCCATGACCGCGATGGAATCGAAGTCTTTACACCGCGCCCGCAGGGCGTTGACCGTGTTCGTGACGACTTCCGTCAGATCCGACAGACCACGATGTGTGTCGTAGTGAAGCATCAGGCGTAGTCCCTTCCATCCGCGTTGACCACGACCGGGGGAACTGGGTCGGCGTAGGGCTGGCCGCCGGTCCAGTCGATGGGGTCTTCCTTGACGGTGGTCTTGACGGTCTGGATTCCGTAGACCGCAGCTCCCGCCCGGTTGCCCGCTGCCTCGGCCTGCCTGAATGCCTCGGCCTTGTCTGTGAAGTCGATCGGTGGCCCGTCCTGGTACTCGCGGCAGACCCGCGCGCCGTACTCGGGTGAGCTGACCCACATGCGATACAGGGTGCTCTTGGTCTTGGTGGCGAGATCGGTCACTTGGCCGGTCCTTCCTTGGGATGGTTGTCTTTGTCGCGCTGGGCAGGGGGCTTGGGTGCCGCTACCGCGTACACCTCAAACCCTCCCGCGCTCGGACGCAGGCCGACCGCAAGCGGTAGCTTGCTATCTGTGATCAGCTCTGCGTACATCTCGACTAGCTTCCACGCATCTTCCCGCGAGTCTGCGTGGCCGAGATGCACTGTCTCTGGTTTCGGCTTGTCTTGAGTCACAGATAGGACTCTAACTCACCTGACAGCAGTGAGTCAAGCGTTCGGTCGAGATCTTCCTCGATCGATTCGAAGCCGAGCGGAACCTGATCGAACGTCGTGGCCAGGAACTTGCCCAACGGCTCGGCCTCGGTCGCGAGCGCGACTGTCCCGTCTGGGCTAGACAGGTACAGCCATGCCACGTCGCCGCCCGCTTGCTCGATGAACATCGGGTTGCCGGTAGCTGGCGACTGACCGTAGGTGCCGCGCTGCATGGTCACATCGCAGTCACCAGAGTGACCGTAGGCCAGAGCCTCGGCAACGATCGCCCGCGCGAACTGCCAGAACAGATTCCCGTACAGCTCGTGAAAGCAGGCATGGATGGCGAGGGGATCGGTGCTAGTCCACGTCAGCTCTGACGCGATGGCGCGACCGCTGCCGACGACTGACCAGACGATGGACGAACGAATTTCCATCAGTTGTCACGTCCGGCCTTGGGGATGGACCTTCGCCACTTCTCACCGTCGATGTAAGACGTGGGGTTGCCGCCGAACAGGGGATGCTGATCGGTCGTGCGCTTGCGGTATTTCTTGGGCGACTTCTCTTCGGTGTGGTCTTCGACCGGCTCTTGATCATCTGTTGCCATGACGCTGCCTCTCTGGGTCGTGGGGCTTGCGGAGCGGGTTGTTCTTGGTCCGCTTGTGCTGCGCGGCGTACCGCGCGCACTTGTCTTTGTTGCGGCCTATCTTGCGGCCCTTATGGCCCTTAGAGTGTTCCGGCATACCAGTGCCCCCCGTAGCTCAGGTCGAGCTGTTCTTGCATCTTGGGCTTGTTCGGATTCCAGAGATCCGGCCACGGCGACCCCGCTTGGTCGTAGCGCCTTTGCTGGCGCTTGCGTAGCGTCTCTAGGTCTTCCATCGTCGGTGCCTTGGTGAGACCTCTCTTGCGCAGGCGATCCGGGTAGTTGGAGCGCTTCCGGTCGGGGTGAGTCATGTTGTGTTTCCTAGACACTCTGCACCTCTCGCACGATATCTTTCGCGGTCATCACCTTGATGCCGAGATGCTGGGCGATCTCTTTGTCATCCATGCCCCGCAGTAGCAGGCATCTAACCACGATCCTGCGTTCTGTCTCGGTTAGGGACACGTGCCGTTCACCGGCTATCGCGACGTGGATTGCCACGTCATCGATAATGATCTCGTTATCGTCCAAGTCCCGCACCTCTGGTATGAGCCTACCCGCGTGCTTGCGCATCGGGGTAAGCATTCCGTTGGAACTCTGCCGACGCGCCGCGCTGCCAAAGACACGGCACTCGTGCGTCTTGAGGCAGTAGCCGGTTTTGTTCTTGGGTCCGATAGGTCCGCCGCAGTTGCGGCACGCGCCGTTGTCAGTCAACGCAGACAGCCATTTGCAGCCCCGCGCGGGCGTGCTCTTGCTGTGTGCCGACCTTTGCTACGTGTCGCTGCTGCCACTCTTTGGTCTTGCCCTCGGCCCGGTACTTGGCTATGCGCGCCGCAGCGCGCCCGTTGTGCTTGTCACACTTCCCGCCATGCCTGGCCAGGTTGGGGCATCCACCTTCCTCGCTGCACCTCGGCCGCTTGTCCGTCTGCTGCCGCAGCTCGGCCATGCTCTGGTAACCGGGCGGCCGGTGATCCGGCGGGCACTTCCACTGGATTCGGACACTGGCCTTGCGGATGATCTTGCCTGTCTTCTTGTCCCGCGCTGCCTTGACCTTGGTCTTGACGGGCACCTTGTCAAACCCGCCCCGCCGCCACGTGTCGTAGCACCACTCACAGTACATGTTGTTCCGGTGGGTGGGCTTCCGACCGCAGCCCATGACGCACAGTCCGTGCGACCTGATCTCTGCCATACCTCACATTATGCCAGCTCAGCACGCGATCGGCAAGTTTTTCGTCCTACCTCTTGTGGGTTCAGACGAACCTATGGTACAGTGGGAACCACAACAGCACAGAGGGTAGCAGCCGCAGGGCAGGCCAGAAAAAATCTTCACGGAACCTGGCTCGGCGGGAATGGATTCAGATGAATCCTTGTTACACTAAGTACAACAGCAGAACAGGGACCGGGGCGAAGGCCCCTAGCGGGCTCAAGGTCGAGAGACACGGGGACGCTAGAGAGGGACAGTAGCCGAGAGGCGAAACACCCGGTCTACAGAATAGAGGAAGTACATCGCGGGGTAGCCGAGTCTGGCTACCGGATCAGGGAAACCGTTGCCTGGTCAGACCTACCCCGCGAGGCTAGACCGGGTGAGCACATCGTTCGAGAAGTGAAGCTAAAGAGATCAGCGTTACTGGATCAGGGAAACCGTTGCCTGACGCTGGCAGCAAGCGACTACGAGACGTGTTAGGGGTTCGACTCCCCACTAGCCACGGTGCCAATTTTGGCACTAACCATCCCAAGTGAAAGGACACTACCTAGTGTCTGCTGAAACTCTGACCTGGCTACGTGAGAACATCCGCATCGGCTTCACCGATGAGCGTGGTCCTGCGTGGTGGGCAAACAAGGCCAACGGTGAGTACATGACCGATGGCACGCACTTCGATGGCCCGGTACCCGTGGAAGAGGTCAAGCGTCTGCTTGATGTCAAGCTCGTCTCAGGCCCGGTTAGCTCGGTCTTCACCGATGGCAGCAACCGAATCCCGGTCGTTGACCCGGAACGACAGAGCATCATCCGCGTTCACGACGCGGGCACCGCAGACGCGCGGGGCGAAATCCTCGGCGTCTTCAAGAGCGGCTACCGAATCCACGGCTACGATGAGTGGATTAACAAGGCGCTCTCGACCATCACCGACTCGAATCTTGAGACGGCGGCGGTCGCGCTTCTCCGCAAGGGCGCTGTGGCCTTTCATCAGGTCAAGCTACCCGAGCAGTGGGAAGTCGGCGGCTTCGCATTCACCCCGTGGTTTACGGGTGCGACTAGCTGTGACGGATCGCTTCTCACCACCTGGTTTACCGGCGTGGACGCTGCGGTCTGTGACAACACGTTCGAGATGGCACGGCAGGGCGCTCAGACCCGCGTCGGCTTCAAGCACACGCGCAATTCGTGTGCCAAGATGGAAGAGGCCCGATCGACTCTGGGTCTTACCCTCAAGGCTGGCGAGGACTTCGCCGCTATGGCCGAGGAACTACAGGCAGTGGAAGTGTCCGATAAGGACTTCGACCTCTGGCTTGACGAAATGGTTCCGATGCCGGAAGCCAAGTCGGCTGACAAGCCGGGTCGCGGCTACACCATCGCTGAGAACAAGCGAGAGGCCATGCGCGCACTTTGGCTGCATGACCCCAAGGTCCAGCCGTGGAACGGAACGGGCTTCGGCCTGTTGCAGCTCGACAACACGTGGCGCACGTGGGAGCGTACGGTTCAGGTGGCCGATGGTGGCCGCATGGAGCGAAACATGCTCAACCTGACGCTCGGCAAGACTGCCGACGATGACAGTAAGGCGCTGGCCGCGCTCAAGTCGGTTCAGGAGCGCAAGCTAGTCATCGCTTAATCAACCGGTCGGGGGCTACGGCCCCCGGCCCTGAAAGGTTCTACCTATGAGGCATCTGCTAGTCTGGCTAGCGATCGTCGCACTCGCGTTCGTCCCCCTGATGTGGGGACACTCGCTCGGCCAGTTCCTATTCTGCGGCTTCCTAGTCGTGGTGGGAACGATCATGACCATGAGGAAGGTGCGGCGATGAGGCCCGGCACCGTCCGCAGCATCAGCAAGCGCAAGGCCGAGGAACTGGCCGCAGCCGCTTACCCAGTGTGGACGCCGCAAGAGATCGACGCGGCGCTACGCACACCCAACCTCGACCTCGACATAGGCCGAGATCAATCCATCGTCTACTACCCGTCAGCGAATCACCGTGACTCAGCGTACGGTGTGCAGTATCGCTCGCGCGAGTGGGTGCCGCCAACGCGGTACTCCAACGGTGACCCAACGGGTATGTAGCCCGTGGTACAGTAGATCTAGACGGGCTAGGGCGAACGCATGAAACACGGCTACGGACCCTAGCCTTAGTCGAAAAACTGAATAAACAACTCCATACGTTTCGGTCCACGGACAACCGAGACAAGAGACCCCCGGCCCTCGCAAGAGGTGACCGGGGGTTTTTTTATGCCCTCATACAGTTGTGCAATCGCTTGCCAATCAACTGATCTCATCTTTGGGCACGCGATCGGCAACTAGATCCGCGAACCTTGCCGGGTGGGGTATCGGTTTGATAGCGACGGGGTTACACTCAGGGAACAAGCGACGGAAGGGAGGTGCAAGGATGCCACCGTCAAAGGTTCTCGACCGAGAGAAAGATCGCCAGCTCGGCCCGATACCGTGGGTGCAAGTGCTCGGCTACATGGACGCGCAGCTAGCCATCCGGCTTAGCTGGTCACTCGGCGTCAAGGTCATATCGACTTCACGGCTTCGGTTCCTGCGGGATGAGCTAGAGATCGAAGTCCGCGACGATCCGTCTACCTACGTCTTGTGAGGCCCCATGTCCAAACGCCAGATCAACCGGTCGAAACGACGCCGGAAGCGCAGGAGAATGGCAAGGCCCCCGACCTTTAGCACCGCTCTCTAGACCTCGGAGCAGAGCGCGAGTCGGGGGCCGATTGCCCCGTTCAGTCAACCAGGATGCGGCATGGGCACGGAACGTGCGCACAGACACGGTACGGCCACGTTGCCTCGGTCCCAGTGTGGGAGGTAAGCGGGTGGCTGCAATCGTGCGTACGTGGCTCTGCGGCCCGCGCAGCGGCTTCCTTGTCATCGGACATCGCGCCGAGGTCGAGCGAGAACATGTCGCCGCCCTCGTGACGCATCACAGGTGCCCTCGCCGGTAATGGCCCTGAACACGCCTAAGAATCTCTTCGCCGGGGTTGTCGTGGATGATGGTCGGCCCTCGGCCGTCGCGCTTGACCGCATCGCGATACGCGGTCTTGAGCCGCTTGTCTTTCTTGATCTCGTGAATGGCCGCCGCAGCGATCAGGCCGAGGATCACCAGCGCAAAGAACAGGCCCGCGCTCACGACTGCGATGATCAGGTCACCCCACCACGGAATCATACGATCGACCCCCCGTCAGTCCAGTTGGTGCCGCGCGAGAACGGGTGGTCTGGGTCGGCTTCGGTGTGCGGTCGAGTGAAACCGCGTCCGGCCCATGCAGCGTCGGTGGCTTCCCGATAGTTGGCGTAGGTGTGATCCGGCGCGTATGCCCTGACCGCTGTGTCGCGCAGTTCCTCAAGAGCCTTGCGCACGTCATCGCCGGTACCCGCGCGCTCGACCCCCTTGGCCCACGCCTCGGCCTCGGTCGGGTCTTCCTGTAGCCGCGCGAGACACAGCATGTAGCCGATCGTATCGACCTGGCTATCGCGGTGCGTCGGCGTCTGCGAGAGACGGGCCAGTTTGAACGCAACCATCATGATCGCGACTTGCTCGGAAGTCACATCGTGATTCAGGATGGCCGACCACATCTTGGCCACGCGGTCGAAGTCCCCGCGTGGGTGGCCGTAGGTGGCCGCACGAGCGCCGTAGACCAGGTTCCGCGCTTCCTGGTCAATGCCTACCGGCTTGACGCCTAGCTCGGCTGCGATGCCCGCTGCGGTCGTCTTGGGGTCGGCGTCGGTCTTGGGGGTGACGGTCAGAGAGATGGCCTCGATGTTCGGTGCCGAGCTGTGGTGGATCACCCACCTGCCGACCTGTTGGCCGGGCGCGTACCACTTGGCCTCGAAGAACTGCAAGCCAAGCGCCTTGGCAACGATCACCTCGATACGCGCGCCCTCGGAGGTCTTCCACTCAGGCAGCAGAACCATCCCGCCGCACTTGAGGATGTCCCCGATGTCCTTACGCATGAATGCGTTGAATCCCGAATCGGGCGGTAGGTTGCCCTCGTCCGCCGGATTGAACACCTTCCATCCACGCGCGGCGGCCACCTTGGCAACCGCGTTGAAGGTCGGGTAGTTCAGCTCGGGCTTGCCCCTCATTGGTCCGCTGATGTAGACCGTGAAGTCCGGGTTGAAGATGTTCGCGTAATCCATGTGGCGTGTGCCTCTCACACTAGACGGATTCCATAGCCGTGCTCTAGGAAGTAATCCCAGTGCTCGTGACTATGGTGACCACACAACCATATCACACCGTGGCCGGGCACGGTAATGCAGTACATGGATGCATGGCCGCAGCGGTCGCATACCTCTGGCTTGGGTGCCGGGGGCAGCATTAGCGGTGCCTTTGGCCTCGGTTGCAGTAGTCCCATTAGTGACTCACCGTCTTGCCAGGTCGGCGGGACGCATCCCTCTCGCGGGCACCATCGGGCCATAGAGCGCCTGGCTCGCGCAGTGGGTACCTAGTGGCGTGCCGGTCCTGTTCGCGCTCCCACGTGGCTAGTGTGCGGGTTACGCGGGCAATGGCGGCGCGCACCTCTGGCGCGGTGTGGTGGGTTACCTTCGCGATGTCCTGTACCCGGTAGCCGCAGCTCTGCCAGATGAGCGCGTTACGCTCCCAAACTGGAATGATGTGTTGGATTCCCGCGTGCAACTGTGCCCAATGGCACGGACGCCGGTACGCCGGGGGAGGGTAAGGGAGGTCGTTTGTTTCTATCGGGATTGGCGGCGCTAGCGAAACATAGACGCCGTAGATGCAGTCGGTCATGAGAAATGGCTCTCACGCTCACGCGGTGTCCTGATCTTCTCGACGGGTCCAGCGGGCTTCTCGTGCAGCTCAGACATCTTGGCCGCGAATGCGTCTGCGTTCTTGGCCTCGGCATCCTTGGTGACGGCTGCGGCTTCATCGAGTGACGGCTTGGGGCTGTTGGCCTCATCGCGCATCTCTCGGCACCGCTCTAGGAGCGTGGCGGCGATGTCTTCGAATGCTTTCTGTGGCGGAAGCAGGCCCTTGATACCGATGCTGATACCAAGCGGGTCTTGGCCGAGTAGCCGGTTATGCTCCAAGACCACCATTGCCAGATACCCCACTGCGGGCACGGGCTGGCCGGTCGCGTTGTCGCGGAACAGGCAGAGCTGGGGTCCGACGACTTCGGCGTGGGTCTTGTCACCCATCTTTAGCGGAGTGAGCACTTGGTTCATTGCCGCCGTGTACTTCGCCGCTGCCATTTGCTGGGTCATAGCCATGCCTCCATTCGTTGTTGTCTTTGAACTCTACACACAGGCAGCCCAGCTCGACGCAGACGCCTTTCAGGTGTCGGTATGCCGCGTGCTCGCACGTACAGATCATTCCGGTTGTCCGTCTCCGATCGACGCAGATACAGCATCCGCACTGCGCGTCCCAATGGCCGTTGAACTCGTTACGGTGATCAGGCCGGGTGTAGGGGTCGAACGGTACGCTCACCGACCAACCTTCCGAGGGTTGCGCGAGCCGGGCTTGTGGCACTTAGTCACCAGTGCCGTCCCGCCCTTGCTCATCCCCTTCTCTGGCCACGACTTCGCCCGCCGGTCGAATCGTTCCTGATTGCCCTTGGGGCTCGACTTCCGCGCGAGCATGTTCGTCTTGCGACGGCCTTTGGTGGGCATGATTCCCCCCTAGATGTTTGGCCACCTCGCGAGCAATCGCGCTGTGGTGGTGCGGGCGTTTGCGCCAGTCGTAAATGACCAGCGTGAGCTGTATCGTGCTGACCGTGATCGCCAGTATGGAGAGGAACAAGATCACGATTTATCGCACTCCCCTCCGCATGTTGGCAGTCACACCAGCTTCCGCCGGGGCAGACTGGCTCGGATATCGGATCGAAGACGTTGCCGAGGTGAACACCGTTCCGACATGGCTTACAGATCACAGGTCGTACCCCTCGGTCAGCTTGCGCCACCGCGCGGCCCACCGCTCGCGGGACCACCACGACGCGGGCAGCTCATCGCAGACCTCGTGCGCGGCCGAGGTAGACCAGCGGACTTTCACAGCAGCTTCCCGCCGTGCCGGTATGGCCGCGTTCGGTTGTATGCCATCTTGCGGTCCATTTCCCCGTCAAGGTCGATGCCGTGCCGATAGGCGGTGTCGAGCAGCCGGATAAGCACGTCGGCCAGTTCCGCGCCTACGCCCTCGGGCTTGGGGTTCGGGTTGGGGTTGAGCTGAAACTCCATTCCCTCGCCCTCGAAGTATCGGGTCTGATCTTGGAAGCCACCATCCCGGTACGCCTCTAGCGCCTCGGACAGCTCGGAGTGGATGAGAGCGATCTCGTCACCAAAGGTGCGGTCATCGTCGTACCAACCCTTTTCCTGGTTGTTGGCCTTGATGTCTGCCGCGTACTGCCTAAGCTGACTGTCTTCCATGCCTACGATCCTGCCTCTGTGATTCCGATGCCGCCTCGGTTGAGACGGGCTGTTCCGCGTATGGCGCGGTTGCCGCAGTGAACGCACTTCCACCGCTGGTAGGTACTGACCGAGGTGTACGCCATGCCGTCGCGCACAAGCTGCATGTGGCCGCACTTGGGGCATCGTAGCGCCGGGTGGGTCATGTCCGCAGCAACGTTGGGGTGACGCTCGATCCAAGGTCGCACGCGGCGATACAGCTCGATCGTGAGCCACACGTCGTGACGACAGTATGCGCCCATCTTAGCCCTTGATTGTGCGTCACCTGACATGGCCTCTCGCCAAAGAGAATAGCCCGCTTCATTGCCGACCTTCCCGCCTAGCCCGAACTGCTTGCACACGTAGTCGAGCGAGTGGGAGGGGAATGAAAACGTTCGCTTGCAGACCTCTTCTAGGTCAATCTGGCGGAACGGCTTCGGCGGGTCATACTCGTGCAGCGCTAGCGCGGTCTTGAGTCGCGGCACATCGAAGCGCTTGCCGTTCTTGGTGAGCACGATGTCTGCTTGGTCGAGCACTTCATGGGCTTGGTCGAGCATGGCGCGTTCGCCATCCCACCGCGACACCCACTGAATCGAGCGCTTGGCCACCGGCCGGTCTGACAGCGGGTCGTACTCACCCCACGCAAAGCCGAGGATGTCTGACGGCTCTAGGATCATCTTGGGATAGACGTTGGTTTTCCAGAGCTGCCAGACGTGAGCGAGGTTGGGGGATGTCTCGATGTCTATGCACAGGATCTTAGACATGGCTCTGCCTCTTCACGAGCGACCATGCAGAAGAATCCTTCATCGAGCACCATGCGATTTGCAGCCGGAAGTCGAAGTGCGGGCACAGCGCGTCGTGTTCTAGAAGTGAACAGATCACAACGGTTTCATGTCCGCTCTGGTCAAGGAAGCGCATGTGCGCGCCGCAGTCTTCGCCCCTGGGTTCGTACCTCTCGATTTGGTCTAGCATCGACATGTTACAGACCTGCCCTCTCGCGGATCAATGCCGCGTTTCCTTTGGCTACTGATGAGGCCAGGTCTTCGCCCGTGTCCATCTGCGCAATCAGCGCGCGGGTACCTAGATCCTCTTGAATCTGGCGGGCCATTCGCTTGCCTGCCTCATCGCCATCACCGAAAACGATCACCTCGTCATAATCTTTGAGTGTGTGCTTCCACTGGTCTACGTGGCCCTTCCACATCTCAACGCCCGGAATCCCAATTGTAGGGATGCCTATTACCTCGGTAGCCACAAGGGCATCTATCTCCCCTTCACAGATACCGATGGTATTGAACGCATCGAAGTAGGCTTCGGGATTGTAGACCCGTGCGCCTTGCCCCGCTGGCACTCCGTACTTGCCACCGTGGATATTGTGGTCATGGTCTTCCATGCATCGGAACTTGATTGCCTTGATGCCGTTGCGGGTGATGTACGGAATCACCAGCATCCCACGGAAGCGCCTATCCTGCGGAGCTGGGTTGACCACATAGCCGAGCTGGTATCGTTCGGCCATATCCATAGTCACAGCGTGACTCTGAAAGTAGGGCTCGATGTGCCGGTAATAGGCCGGATGCTCATCAGTCATCGTCATCTCTGCTGAAACTACTGCGGAAACGAGCTGGCTTAGCTGGCGCGCGTACGCGGTTGACCTCTGATCCAAGGTGAACTCGCGCCCATTCGATCGCGGCTGCATCCTCTAGCCTCTCTTGCTCTTTGATTAGGTCGAGAGCATCGCCATAGACGCCGCAGCCAAGGCAACGGAATCTCGGGTGCTCATCGAGCACGACAGCCGCGCTTGCGTGCCGCTCGTGGTGAAATGGGCATTTCATCTTGCGCCAGTGGCTAGCGTCTTCGGGAACGTCATCCGCTCCGTAATGCTCTAGCACTGCGCGCATATCGATGTTGATCATGAATGCCGCATCTGCTTTAGCGGCTGACCGTGCCACCGCCGAGCCGGGGGGTTGGTGATGTAATCGATGGCGCGATAGAAAAACATCACGTCATCCCTCGCTCGTCCGAGTAGGTTATTACACGGCCCACATAGAACGCCGCGCCAACAGTTCTGGCAGCTCTGCGATTCCGGGTGAGTGCAAGCCAACCGCGCGACGGCGTGGTCATGGTCCACGGCCAATTCTTTAGTCGCGCCTGTAGCTCGTCGGCATATAGGGCACATACCCTCTTGGAAGGCTTTGATTTCGTCGTATTGCTCCATTGTCATGTGGTGGCGGGTCTTGAGCCAATGCTTGCGGGCAGACAAAGCCTTGCGCTTAGCTGCCTCTATTTCCGCTTTGGTCCGCCGCCTACGCCGAGGATTTGGACTTGCTGTTATCCGAGCCACGGCGTCACCTGGTAGTTGTCGGCGTTGACTTGGAAGTCAAGCCAATTGTTCGCGTTGCGATCCTGCGGCCCGTTCGTGTTCTTGACGCACGCCACACCGAGGTGACCGGCCTCTTCACACACGGTGAGAATGAGCCGGGGGAACTGACTGACCTTCCCCTGAATCTCCCACCGCGCCGGGGGCTTGAAGGTCTTGCCTTTGCCGGGGGGGCTTTCCTTGGTGTGGTGCAGGATCATGACGTGACTGCCGCTCGCACGCGCCATCTCGTCAAGGTCGCGAGTCATTGTGACTTGTTCCTCGAACGCGGTTGGCGAGCTGACACAGTTCATCAGGTTGTCGATGACTACCAGATCCGGCGGGCTGCCAATCATGGCATCGATTGCGCGCATACGCTTGTCCACCGCGCCCACGTCTAGGGATTTGAACTCCCAATTGATCGACCGCAGCTTGAGCAGGTCATCGGTATAGCTGCCGGTCCTGATAACCGGCTCGATCATCTCGGCCGGGTGGCCGGTGACGATTCCAGCGCAGCGCTTTGCCACCGTGTGTGGGTCGGCGTCCGCAGAGACGTACAGACACGTCACGCCCATTTGCGCCCATGCGCAAACCAGGTTCAGAGCGAGCGTGCTTTTGTAGCTGCCGGGCTCACCGGCAATCATCGAAGTGCCAGCGCGGCGGAAGTCAATCCCCTCGCTCTCTAGCATCGGGTACACGACCGGGAGGGGTTCCCCGTTCAGGCCCGACCTCATGACGGCTTTGGCTATTGTCTGCATTGAGGCTAGCTCCGTTCTTGAGCAGTAGAAGTTGGAACTCGATGGACGCACGAGCCTGCCCGCAGTTACAGCCGAGCAGGCCCGTTATGCATTCATCTGCCTCTACGCAGGACACGCTAGGCGTCCTTTTCTAGCCACAAAATCACCTCGGCCGAGCTGCCGTTGCTAAAGCAGCTAACCACCGAATGGACGTGCCATCCGTCGATGACAACCACGTCGCCGGGATCAATCCCGCGCCGCAGCATCTTGTATTCGTGGGTGGCCTTTGGCCGACCCGTGTTCGGAGCGTGGCCCGCGTCTTTCTTCGGGACCGGCCGCTTTGCCACGACTTGCTGACCCCTAGTCGGGGAACTCGGAGAAGTCGCACTTGTCACGGTAATCACCACCTGGCGCATCCTTGGCACAACGCCACACAGTGTAGCGCTTGCCGGTTGATTGACTCTTGCCGACCATCTTTCCGGCCGGTTCACCGCAATTGCAGTCCGGCGCGTCGGGAAGGTTTAGGGTCCAGATGCGCCCAAAGTTGTCCTTGAGCACGCCTTTTCCCTGGTCGCGCGGCGCTCGATTGCCACCGGGCGCGCTGCCGTGGCGCTCAGGCGTCGGCCGCGTGGGTTGCTCGGGTTCGTCCCACGGGTCTACCTCGGACCCCGGATTGAGATCATCATCGTCATCATCAGGCGCATCCGGCAACGGCGCGTCCTGAACTGGCCGAGCATTCCGGCCTGCCGCACCAGCAGTCCGAGCAGATCGCGCATCCCCCTTCCCCGCTTGCGTGCCACGCGCAGCCGAGGTGGTAGGGTCCGCCTTGCTGACCACCTCACCACCTAGCCCAAGGATGATGTTGGCCGCTCCCGGCCCTTCCTCGGACGCTTCCACCACGTCGTGGATTCGCTTGGACAGCCACTCGACCGTGCCGCCTGCGGCTTCCCACCACTCGGTTATCTCGCTGAACTGTTCCCCCTCGAAGACGATGTGCCCGCTAGGGCCGAGGGACAGTGAGAGCTGGAATTTCATTTGGCCGCCTTTGCCGGTACCTTGATCTTGGGAGCATAGCGTACCACGCTCCCGCTGTGATTGACCTTCCAGTCATAGACATCCCGTAGGCCGAGGAATGCCTTGAAACTGGCCTCTATTTCCTCGATCGGGAACATGCACGCGCTTTGCGGGCGCGTATGGAGTACCGCGAACTTCTCTGCCTTGGGCAGCTCGAATTGTACGCCATCTTCACCCATCGCGTAGTCAGCGAAGAATAGCGCGGCTAGCTGCATACCCGTCTCAGGGTACACCGACTTACCCGTCTTGGTGTCGCCCAAGGTTATCTTGCGATTGTTCTTGGGGCCGAGCTTGGCAAGCCAATCGAAGGTGCCAGCGTACTTGTACTTATCGCTGAACACGGTGATTTCGGTGTACTTGAAATCGGGTTCGTAGCGCTCGATCACGCCGAGGAAGTGCCGCCACATTCCTTTTGGCGTTCCCTTGAGGCCATCGACCGTCGCCTGATCCTCGGCCGAGAGAATGCCGTTGCCGTGGATATAGGCTTCGATGAGTCCATGAATCTGATCACCGATCTGCGACGATTCCTCGGACTTGCGGAACGGGACGCCGCGCACAAGGTCAACGATCGCCTTGGGATCGCCCTTGAGTAGATTAAGCGCCTCTAGGTTCTCGGACACGAACTCGCCGCACTTCCGGTAACCCCAAGGCGCTATGGGCTTTTCTTTCATGTCGAGCACGGTCGTGACAGACACATAGTCGGCCTCGCCGGTTGACGGCTGTGTGTAGAACCTGCCGTCTGCGGTCTGTCGGGCTAGGGTGGGGTCGGTCACGGCATTTCCCGGTAGAGAGTCCCGTTGACCATCGCGTAATAGATCGGGATCTTGGCCTCTCGCGCCATCCTGACCGTCTGCCAGGTGCCAGACCTGCGGCTGCGGCGATCGTCTTCGGGGAAGCGCGGCGCGGCTAGCAGCACGTGGGACATCTCTACGATGGTCCTGTTCCGCTCTGCGGTCGTGGCTTCCGGGTAGGTCGTGCCGTTGCCCACCGGGAACAGCATCTCTTGCCACTCATCGACGCCGGACGCGGGGTGAAGCGACACGTCATAGGCGTACTTCGCTCCAAGGTAGTGCGCTTCGGTGTCAGCTCCCTTGCAGCAGCCGTGGTGCATCTCGACCCGCGCTAGCGGGTGGTGCCGGTTGTCCGTGAGCGGCTTGAAGCAGTAGACCAGTTGCGACCATGCGTCACGCTGCCAGGGCGGCATGTGGGCGCGAGTCCCTGTGACTCCGATCTGGGTTTGGTTCAGCTCGTGTGTCGGCAGGCTGCCAAGCATCGGCTCTAGCTCGATGTCAACGCGCGGGCGCTCTAGTAGATCCATGCCGCTCACTCGTGTACCTCCGTACTCAGGTCGCGCTTTGCGCGAGCCACCTCGATCGAAACTTCGGCCTCGATCATGTCTTCATGTCCATGCATCTGCACGTTGCCGTCAAGGGTCCAGTAAGCCGGGTTGAGATGGCTTCGGAACTTGATCTCAGGCGCAGACAACAGTACCCACCGGTCAGCCCGCAGCGCGGCTAGCAGCTTCTCATAGCGTGCGAGCGCGAACGCGCGAGCCTCGGCCGGGCTCTGGATTGTGACCACGGGCTCGACCATCGGCCCGCTGATGTCATAGCTCAACACCCGTTCGTCGGTGTGCCAGTGCTGCGCGCGGATGCCGTACCAGGGTGACCGCGTGCTGATGTCTGCCCGCAGGAAGGGGTCTAGGAGCGTCACCAGCGCGTCATAGTCACTCATCGCGCCATCCTAGCCTGATCAGGTCGCGCGGGCTCGTAGCGGGCGCTGGGGCGGCATACATGGCCTCTTCATCGTAGATGAGGACTTGCGGGTTCAGCCCCTTGGTCCTGATCGATTCCACGATCGCCCGTTCCTTGACAGACCACTCGTGACCTTCCGGCCGGACAAACAGCGGGTCCATGCCGTTCTTGGCCATCCACACGATGAGCTGTAGGCAGTCGGCCGGGCTGTTGAGCAGCTTGGCTGCGCGCTGCGCGGCGTCGAAGTCTTTGGCCTTGAGGTCTTTGCCTCGGCCGATCTGGGTCTTGCGGTACGCCTTGAGTGCGGGTTCAGGTGGGTTGGCGACACCTACCAGCACTGCGCGCCACCACGGACCCCAAATCGGAGCGATCATGCTAATTACCTTACCAGGCGAAATGTCACTAGCAGGACAAACGCTCGTTATCCTGTTCGCATGGCACTCAGTGAGACAGAACGTGAAACGATCATCGGAATGACCGATGCCGACGATGTTGCATACATCTACTCAGCTCAGCGGAAGGTGATCACGAAACTCAAGAAGATACCCGGCTTGAAGATCCTCGAAGAAGGTGTGTTCGAAGGTTCGGCATTCATCAAGTGCGAGCTACCGGCGAACCTGATCAGCATTCGCAAGCCAACCACGCTGACCGCAGAACAGCGCGCCGCACGTTCAGCGACGATGGCCGCCACGCGGGCTAGGCAGCTTGGGAGTGAATGAATTTATCCATCCCTAGACAGCAAGAGGCCCGGTCCCCATCGTTCCACCGATGAGGCCGGGCTTTCTCGTGTGCCGAGATCTTTGTCTTGCTCTATATTCTGCGGCCTGTGCCGTTTCGCGTTGCTCGGTTACCTGTCCGCGACAACCACCACCTCTCGAATCTCCCGACAGTATCGGTACAGGTGGAGCGTGAGTCCGCCCACAAGTACCGGGGCCAACCATCGGTGCTCGCGCGATAGCCGCGAGAGCGTAGGGACGCGACGGGAGTAGATTGCCGCTAGCTCGTACACGCAGATCACTCCCACCACATGGTTTGTGTGTCTCATGGCTTAGTCGCTAGAGCCGAGCTGAGACAGTGACCCCGCAGGCCCCTCAACGATGAAGTTGGGAGACTGCCAGGTGGCCGTGACACCCGCTGGCATCGACGCTGCGGCGTACTGCTGTAGCAGTGGCCCGTAAGCCTGCCCGCTGGCGCTTAGGCCGATGGCGGCGATCATGTCGCCGTTGGGGCACACGCCCTCGGTCGCGGTCGTGAAGTAGGCATCGGTGGTCGGGTCGCTGGCCGCAGCCGCGACGGTCTGCTGATGGTCGAGATTTTCCGTGACCTTGCAGCCCGCGCCGGTGACCGCTTGCTCGGTAGCCGAGAGTCCAGCCGATGAGCTGCACGCAGTGAGCGAGAACGCTACCGCGCCGATGGCTGCGAAGCCTGCCGCAGTGGCGGCTACGACCTTACGACGAGATCGCACCGAGACGGGTGAACAGCTCCCGAACGGCGTCGTAGCGGTTGGGCTCGCGGGTGAAGTGCGGGATCGGAAGTGCATCGAGTGTTTCCCCTTGTAGATGAAGTTCGGCGGCGATGTCGTCGCCTACGCTGGCCATTGCGTGCATGACCTCGGATGTGACGCCGGTCGTTTCCTCGCCTAGCAGGCCGAGGGTGGTAACCGTGTCGCGAGCGTGGTTGTACGTCGCTCGCATGTAGGACGGAACGCCCTTGGCATACTCGCTGAACCAGAGCATCCCGCGCAGGTGACGGTAGGAGTCCGTGTCCCTGGCCTGGTATCCCGCCGCGTCCGTCAGCGCGTCGTAGATCCGCTGCGCGTACTTGCGGGGACTGCCCTTGAGATCGCCACCGATCGACGCGGTAACGCCGATGAGGAAATCAACCTCTCCCTCGGTCAGCGAGACGGTGAACCGTCGCGGGGAGTTGTGGGACTTGGGATGCTTGCGCTGATGGTCGTGAACGTGCCTGACTTTCATGCCCTGAATCCTCCGTTGGTGTGCGGAATCGTTAGCCCTTCAACCAACAATTCCTCCATATCGCGGATTTGCTCGATGACGATTTCGTCGCGAGCCTCGATAGCTGGCGTGCTAAGCCAACCGCTGATTGCCTTGTTCTTCCACCGCCGCGCGATGGCCCATCCGCCTACCTGGCAGTAAAGCCACCACGGGTCAGACCAAGAGCCGGTGACAATCCGGCCCTCGATCTCACGGTGTCGCGGTACGTGGGTGACCCATGCCGTAGGCGCTTGTGCGATGACTTCCCACCACACGCCACCCACGCCCGCGATTTTCTCGCCCGTGTGCATCAGACGCAGATCGTGCAATTCGCGTCTTGGCAGACGTTCGTCTCGGCCAGGTGATCGCGGTAGATGAGCGACTGCTTGGCCTCTTCTCGCTGCTTGAGGTAAAGCCGCTGCTGTAGCGTCCCTACCGCCGTGTTGCGCAGCTCAAGCGGGTTCATTTCCCGCACGATCTGTAGCGACTGGTAGCCGACCGTGAGAAGATGGCCGTCACCAAGCGCCTTGGCCACGTTCGCCCACGCCGTGATGACGCTGGGCTTGTGGTTCTGGCCGTTCAGCGATGCGACCGTAACCGTCCGGTTGTCCGGATTGATGCGCTCGATCTCGGCCTCGATCTCTTCCTCGATGAAGCAGGTCACCGATGGGTAACCGCTCTGGAAGAGTCGCGCGTGCTCGGTCGTGATTGCGTCGTAAGTGGGTTCCACTGTGAACCTGCTTTCGTTGCTGGGATGGTGTACCTACTGTAACCGTCCGGGGCCGAGAGTTGTTCCCGACCCCGTGACGATTTTCAGGCGTAGATCTTCTCTAGCCGGTGAGCGATGCCCTGCACCTCGGCCACTTGCGCCTTGGTGGGTTCCTGGTCATCGTCCATCGCCGCCCGCAGAGCCGTGATCGCGAACTTCCACGGGTCAGCCGGGGTGGTCGAGCCGGTGGTCTTCGGCGTCGTGGCGTTGGCTGCGGCCTCGGCCGCCGCTGCCTCATCGGCCGCTCGTTCCTCATCGCTGCGAACGTCGATGGGCTCGCTCGACTTGATGGCCTTGGCGGGCTTGGGGTTGGCGATCATCAGGTCATGCTCTAGCGCCGAGTAGGACGCTTCCAGAGTCGCATGTGACTCGCCGTACTTGGCCCACATCCGCACCGATCGCGACACGTGCGCCTGGCTCTTGCCGATGTCCTTTGCCAGCGTCCGCTGAGTGACGCCATCCTTGGTCAGCTCGCGCGTGATCTCTTCGGCGGACTTCCACCGCAGCGCGGAACCTACGAGCTGGTAGGTTTCCAGCGCGCCCGCGATCAGGGCAGTCTGGGAATCGACCTCATCGGCCCTCCCGTCAAGCCACTTGATCAGCTCGACGCCGGACAGTTCCTCGGGAGCGTCAGCCGTGGGTAGCTGACTCTGGTAAATCTCGATCTCAGACACGGTTGGTGTCCCTTCGGTCGTGGTTGTGGTTGTGACTCTACATGACGTTGCGCCGCAGCGCAACCCATCGTCTATGACGGCTAAAGCCGTCTATGTCATAGAACATCGTTCTATAGCTCTTGGGAATACTTCCCCGGACGGTAACTAAAACAAGCGACACGGAGTGTCGCAATCTCTGAGTATACTTAGCTATGTAACTATGTACTATGTTCTTTGAAGGGGGCTACGTAGCGACGAGCGGAGGGCGCGAAGCGCCCGTAGCGAGGAGCGTAGTCTAAGACCGTGGGGGAAACTTTCTTGCGCGCGTTCAACTGCATGATCAGATCACCGTGGACGATTCTCGCTCTGTGGTGCGTCCTAATCGCTACTGTCGTCATCGCTAGTATGATGGCACCATGAAGTCAAGTCAGCACACGCTCTTGCGGTTCACCCAATGCGGTCACATCGGCCGTACGAATGAATCACCACGGGCCAAGGTTCAGGCGTTCATCCGGGTAGCTGAGATCCGCAAGTCCCCGGTCAAGGAAGTTGACAAGGCTTGCCCCGACTGCAAGACCGGCTGACGACACAACGTCAGTTATAGTAAGTCATAGACTCGCTGCAAAAGCGATCAGTTCAACCTGGGATGGTTGAGAACGGTCACCGGCCTACACATAAGCCGTGCAGGCGTACACCGCAGGCACGAGCGGACATCTGGCAGATACATGCCAGCCGGTGACCACCCCCAATAGACCACCCCTACATAGCGGGATAGAGCAGCTTGGCAGCTCGGCAGACTCATAATCTGTAGGTCGTGGGTTCAAATCCCACTCCCGCCACTTGAAGATCTACGAATCACCTGTGACTCACGATCCGCGTCATCCTGCCTACTGTTGGTGTCACTGGGCTTGGGGTGGTCAACAGCGATGGTCACCAGCAACCCGCGATGCCGATTCACCAGATGGGGTGACGATGAACGATGACGACTAACACTGTCACAGTGACCGCGAGCTTCGGCGCTCTGACCGGTATGGGCGATTGGCTGTTCGCAGCTAGTGGCACGCTGATGTCAGACGCAAATGTCGCCATCGTGACACCAGTCGTCAACGGATCGCTCGATGCAACAGGATCGCTTTCAGCGGTACTGCTAGCGTCAGACAATTTCAGCGAGGGCGAGTTGCAGTGGAATGCTTTCATTCGCATTCAAGGTCTGCCACACATCCACGCTGTAGGCTTCGATGTGAAGTTCTCACTTGGAGCAACGCAAAATCTCTTCACAGTTCTTGAAGCTGGCGGATGGACGCCAACACCTACCGCGTAATTGAGGCGACATGATGAGCAAGCGGGCACAGTTGGAAGCACTCGCCACTAAGCTAGAAGCATCGACCGAGGTCGAGTATCACGCGCTAGCTGTGACAGTGCGAGATCTGATGAAGCATCTCAATCCTGATGCGTTTGCACCCATCCCGCCGGACGCGATGACGATTACTCGCGCTCTGACTGATCGCCTGCCGAACGGAGAGAACGATAATGGCTAATTACGTCACGGTCAATATCAACGCCGTTCAGGAAGACTTGTCCAACCTCGACAACGGTCACCTCCACTTTCAGGCGAGCGACATTGTGTGGGTTCAGAATGGCAACCTGATTGCACCACTCAAGGCTGTTGATCTGTACGCATCAGGTGGTCTGACAACTGGCGTTACAACGTCGCTATTCGCGATGGACAACGGCGGCGTTTCCACCAACTGGAAATGGGTTCTCAGTGGCGAGCTTGAGGGATTCCCAATCCAGCCGCGTTACCTGACAGTCAATTTCGCGGTTGGCGCGACTCAGAATCTTGCCGATCTGTTGCAGGCATCATCGTTGGTGCCGTCGTGATCATCGAGCCAAACGAGCGTGCAACTGCGGAAGAAATTGACGAGTTTCGCACTGCACTGGCAATCGTCACTGCAATCAGACGGAACGACAAAAACGCTTACCGTATTGCAATGTCGTTGTCACACAATCTGCAAGATCAATCGTGTGCAATGGCTGCAATTGCCAATCTGCTGTTGCAAGTGATCGATCAAACCAGTGATCCAATTACAGGTGATTCTGTATTGGACGGTTTTCGTAGTGCTGCTGCAATGGCATCACCAAAGAAATAACACACGATGAAACGTTCATGCAAATGTGGTGCAATACATGATCGTTATCAGCGTTGTCCACAATCAGTAATACAACACAATCGTTCTAATCAATCGTATTCTGCTGAATACAAACGTAATGAACGAACAATGCGTCAAGAGTTTCGTATTGGTATGTTGTGTTGTATATGTCATCAACCAATAGTAATACTTAAACAACTATCAATTGAACATGTCATACCAAGACGTAACAATGGTAGTGATGATAGAAGCAATCTAGACTACGCACATCTGCGTTGCAACATCGCATGGAATAAGCGTAGACAATAAAGACATACTTGATTCATTGATTCACCACAACGACATACTTAATTATGTAGTGTGCATTGCTTTAAAAATAGAATTGCGTACTACAGTTTTCGCCTGGTACTGCTGACCTCCTATTTTCGCTACCAGACCCCACCCGGCGAAAAAGGAATGCCAACGTTCGCCGTTGGGGTGGTGACCGTGAGGTACCTTGGCACTGTTGCATCGCTGCATCGTGGGGTAGTCACCCGGTCATGACATCCACTGGCGCTGCCGCTGAGTCACCATCGCTTGGCACTGGCAGGCCGGGGGGTGGCAAATCTTCAAACCGGCTGCCGCGCAGGAGCCGCTTATCAGGCACGCGCATAATTGCATGTAATTTTCGCCTGATTTTAAGCCGATCTGTCCGTTTTGGCGGCAAAGCCTGGTAAATCCGACAAATTCGGGCACATTTTCGACTTAATTTAGGTGGTGAGCGAAGCGTGGCACGACACTACAAACCCGCTGGCGCTCGGCCGAACGATCGCAAGCCGGGTGTAGCCGCAGATGGCCGCGAGCTGCCGTCGCAGGAAGTAGCCATCCGCACGCCTGAATGGCAAGCTCCGGTCTGTGTGGAAGACCTAGGCCCCGCTGGGACCGCGATGTGGGATAAGATCTGGTCGGCTGGCCATTGGCTGCACGAGGAAGACGAACACCTTGTGACCATGCTAGCGCTCGCACAGGACGAATTGGAAGCCTACCAAGCGCAGATCAAGACGGACGGCCTCATGGTGCGCGGCGCGGCGGGCGGCGTAGTAGCTCACGGCCTGATCCGCGAAGTGAGGCAGACCCGCGCGCAGATCATTAAGATTCTTTCGATGCTGGGGTTCAGCCCTAGTGATCGAATGCGGCTCGGCATTCAGGAAGTGAAGCGAGCCAACGCGCTACTCGACCTCAAGGCAAAGGCGCAAAAGAACGCCGGTCGGTGAGCGCGTGGTGGGGCCACGTCATGTGGTTCTGGGGACTCACGAGCGCAAATAGCTGGCCTTACCTGCTTTGGAGCGGGGCGGGCTCAGATTTCCTGCGGCTGGCACTCATTGCCAGCGCATTCCGCGTGACAGACAAGGTAATCGCTCAGCGGCACGAGCACCACAAGGAACTCAAAGCCATGCACGAGCGGCACCACAAGGAACTGATGGGGCAATTCGATGACAACTCCGCTGATAGGTGACTTTGGGCTTGTGCAGATGGGTGCGCCCGCTGCGAAGTGGATTCGCCTCGGCCAGTGGCTCAATGGCGACGGCTATGAGAATTACGAGCACGCCTTTGTGTTCGTCGGTACCGGCATCGTGGAAGCCGAGCCGGGCGGCGCGAAGCTGCACACGCTCTCTGAGTACCCCGCGACTGGCATCGACTGGTCAACCGGCCATTTCGACCTGACCTCAACTCAGCGGACGGCCATCGTCAAGGCGGCGCTTGGCTATGTCGGCACTCCGTACAGCTTTGCCGACTACGGGGCGCTAGTCGCTCATAGGCTCAATCTGCCGCTACCGTTCCTAAAGACGTTCGTGCAGACGAGTAAGCACATGATCTGTTCGCAACTAGTCGATCAGTGCTACCAGGACGCGGGCGTTCACCTGTTCACTGACGGCAGGTGGCCCGGCTACGTCACACCCGGCAGTCTCTATGACCTCTTGGGAGCTAAGTAATGGACGCCGCTACCCTTGCTTCGATTCTGATCGCTGTCGTGGCCGTAGTTGGCCTCTTGGGTGGCGGCATCGCCTGGTTTTACAAGCGGGGCGGACAGGAACGCGAGTCAACGATTGCCCTACGGGACAACACGGCGGCCACCACGGCGCTTACGCTGCGGTTCGATGCCTTTATGGAGCGCACGCAGCGCGCCAATGAGGTAACCACCGCCAAGCTGGCGGATCACGAGACTCGGATCACGCTCAACACGCGCGACATTCAGCTTCTCCAAAAGGACTGATAATCAATGGAACGATTCAGTTCGTCATTCTTCGGGGCGATGGCTGCCGTCTGCGCGCTGGTCATCATTGGCGTTGCGATCGGGGTTAGTTTCTTTGTGACCCAAGAGCAGATCACCGCAGCCAAGAACGCCTCGGCCGCGCAGTCGTCTCAGTTCGAAGCCCACCTGTGCCGCACGCTCGATACCGTCAAGGCGCTACAGCCACCGCCGGGCAATCCGAACACCAACCCTTCCCGCGCGTATGACCAGCAAGAGCACGCGGCGCTAGCTCAGCTCGCGGCCGACCTCGGATGCCCGGCCATTCCCGCACTCGGCAAGTGATAACGGCTACATGCCGACCCCTTTTTCTCACACCAGTAGATCAGGCTGACATTGACCGGGGCGACGGCCAGTATGTTGATGAGTTTGTAGAGGATTACTGCCGCGTCACCAAGGAGTCTTGGGGCGGTCGAGCGGGCACGCTGCTACGCATGAGGCCCTGGCAGCGCGAGATGACTGGCATGGTCCACGCGCGGCGTCCTGATGGCCGTCTGCGGCACCGTGAGGCCATGATTGGCCTGCCTCGCAAGAACGGGAAGTCAGCTCTCGGAAGCGCGGTCGGACTCTACGGTCTGATGATGGGCTCAGATGGATCTGAGATCTACTCTGCCGCTGCGGACAAGGAACAGGCCCGCATTGTCTTCGGCGTTGCGCGCCGCATGGTCGAGCTTGACCCGTTCCTCTCAGACCAGATAACCCCGTACCGCGATGCCTTGGAGTATACTTCTACCGGGAGCGTTTATAAAGTGCTCTCAAGCGAAGCGTTCACCAAGGAAGGTCTCAACCCAACTGAGATCATCTACGATGAGCTGCACGCCGCGCCGACCGATGAGCTGTATAACGTGCTCGCGGAAGCGCAGGGCGCTCGCATCGATCCACTGCTGCTAATCATCACAACCGCAGGCGTCAAGGCCGATCAAACGGGCCAAGACTCGATCTGCTACCGCCGGTATCAGTACGGCCTCAAGGTTGCCAGCGGCGAAGTGATCGACCCGAATTTCTTCATGGCCTGGTACGGTGCGCCGGAAGAGGCTGACTATAAAGACTCGGCCGTCCATCAGATGGCCAACCCCGGCTATGGCGACCTCATCGACCCGGAAGACTTTGCGTCTGTTCTGACCAAGGTTTCCGAATCGGACTTCCGCACCAAGCGCCTAAACCAGTGGGTGAACAACGCACGGGCATGGCTGCCGCAGGGGAGTTGGTCACTGTGCTACGAGTCGGAGCGACCGTCTATCTTGCAATGCCCCCGTGGCGTGGTCTTGGGATTCGACGGAAGCAAGTCCGGAGACTGTACCGCTCTAGTCGTTGTCTCGGTCGAAGAGATCCCGCAGATTGGTGTGCTCGGTCTTTGGGAGCGTCCGCAGGATGAGCCTAATTGGACCGTGCCGCGCGCAATGGTGCGTGAGGCTATTCGCCAAGCGTGCAAGGATTACAACGTCCGAGAGATCGCATGGGACGAATGGCTATGGCTTGACTCGGCAGAGACATTGACCGATGAAGGTCTACCCGTCGTCACATTCCCGCAGAACCTTTCCCATATGGGACCGGCCACACAGCGATTCTTTGAACGTGTGCGGGACCAAACGGTCACCCACGACAATAACCCCGCGCTCATTCGGCACCTCAACAATGCCACAACCAAAACGGATGCTCGCGGCACTCGAATTGTCAAGGATGCGGCTAATTCGCCGCGTAAAATCGACCTGGCCGTGGCCGCTGTAATGGCTCTATCCCGCGTGGATTACTACATGCAGGACGAGCACGCAGGCGAATACGGCGGAACTCGGCCCTCGAAGTACGCAATTCCAGTTTCAGCGTATGGAGAAGAGGATAGGCCCGACCCAATGCGCGGGCGCAATGACCCACCGGAACCGCTTTACGTAGGATAAGAGGCACGGGGCAATGAAAAAGGTAGATCTCACCAAGGCGCTAAATGCGCTGCGAAGCGCTGGCAGCTTCGGCAATAGGGTAGTGGCTCAGCTCAGCTCGGCCAAGCTCACCCTAACGGAAATCCTCGGCGCGGTCGGTACTCTTACCGGCATCGGCGCACTGACTGGCTGGGAATACTCGGCCATTATCGGTGGGCTCGCGGTCGTGCTGGCCATCGAGCGTCAGCCCGCGTCTAGTGAAAAGGTGCTTGCGGCCCATGCTGCCAAGCTCGTGCGCGACCTCGGCCGACTCAAGGCCAACGGCGCGGCTCAGGTAGCCGTGGATGACGTGATCAAGGCTCTGTAAGGGGGCGCAGCGTGTCTCTGTTCAACCTAGAACGGCGTGACGCGCTGGGGGGCATCCACAACCCGTTTGAGTCGCCTACGGTGCCGCTCAGCTCCCTAGCGCTCGACTCAATCTACGGGCAGATCAACAGCTCTGACACAGGCGAGAGCATCACGGCAGAGAACGCGCTTGCGCTGCCTGTGTTCTGGCGCTGTGTCGGCCTGTTGTCTACGGTGATCGCCGGTTGCCCCATCAAGACCTACAAAGACCCCGGCAAGGAACTGCTACACCCGCGCATCTTGGATTCAAACAACCCCAACACGACCTACACTCAGTTTGAGCTGTGGGAGCTGGCGGTTGTCCACATCGCGACGTGGGGCAATGCCTACATTCGGAAGATCCGTGGGCCAGGACCGACCGGCCCGACCTCTGGGCCAATTGTTGACTTGGTTCCGATCTACCCAAGCCGCGTCAAGGTTGGTTTGGATGCCGAGGGCAACAAGATCTTCAACGTCAAGCAGATCAATCCGCAGACCGGGCACATAGACGCGAACAAGCCTGACATCATCCTCACCACGTTTGAGGTAATGCACCTCTGTGGCATGGGCATTGACGGCGTTCGCGGCCTGTCGATGGTCGAGATGGCTCAGCGCACGATCGGCACCGCCATTTCCGGTGACCGGCTCGCGGCGCGCTTCTACCGTAACGGGACCATGCTCGGCGGCGTCATCAACGTCAAGGCCCCGCTAGCTCGGCAGGGCCAGGCCGATGCAATCCGCATGAAGTGGATGCAAAAGCATGGCGGCGTTGGGCACGCTGCGGAAGTCGCGGTGCTTGACGCGGAAACCACATTCCAGCCGCTCACCATTCCGCCGGATCAATTGCAGTTCTTGCAGTCGCGGCGCTGGGAAACGACGGAAATTGCACGTTGGTTCGGCATCCCGCCGCACCTCGTCGGGGACGTGGAGAAGTCCACATCATGGGGCACTGGCATTGAACAGCAGAACGTCGGCTTTATCGATTACACGATCAGCGGGTACACGAACCGATTCGGACAGAGGATCGGCCGCGAGCTTGTGGCAGCGCGCAATCAGTATTGCGAGTTTGACCTCAACCGCTTGATGCGCGGATCGATGACCGAGCGTTTCCAGGCATACGCCATCGCCATTCAGTGGGGCTGGCTTACTCGTAATGAGGCCCGGATTCGCGAGAACATGCCGACGATTGACGGTCTCGATGAGCCGCTTACCCCGCTGAATATGCAGGCGGGCAACTCGCAAACCGAGATGGTTAACCCGAACGCAGCTCCGCTCGGCCCCTCTGATAAGCCACCTGCTAAGGGGACAGACCCCGATGACCAAGAATCGGACGTGAACTAAATGGAACGTCGTTTCCTGCGGAAGTCGGCCCCGGTTGTCTCCGATAGCGGCAACCTGACCGGCCGCGCAATCGCGTATGACCAGTGGACCATGATCGGCAAGGCCCCTTGGGGTTTCCGTGAAAAGGTCAACCCCACGGCCCTGACCAAGACGATGGCCGAGGGCGACATGGTTCTACTCGACAACCATGACTCGGCCAAGCCACTCGCGCGACAAAGTGCGGGTACACTCAGTCTTAGGAACGGCCCTGGCGGGCTCGACTGGGACACGCAGAACCTAGCGGACACGACTTACGCTCAGGATGCGGTCAAGAACACTCGGGCTGGCAACTACGGCGGCTGTTCATTCGGCTTCGACCCGGTGAAAGACAAGTGGTCGGTCGGTGAAGACGGCATCGATGAGCGGGAAATCCTCGAAGCTCGCGTGCCAGAGATCTCGATCTGCACTTTCCCGGCGTACGATCAGACCTCGGTCGGCACCCGCGATGCACTCGCGGCGGGTATGGAAGCGCGCACTCGGTTCTATGAGCACGAGATGCGGGCCAAGTACACCGACGCTCAGGTGCAGGAAATGGGCGGCAAGGGGCAGGCGTTCAAAAACCCCGATGGCCACTATTCCTACCCCATCGCGGACGGTGACGACCTCTCCAACGCCATCAAGGCGGTTGGTCGCGGCGGCGCGAGTCACAATGCGATTCGCAAATACATCATCGGCCGGGCCAAGTCGCTCGACATGTCCAGTGAGATTCCGCCCAACTGGAATCCGGATGGATCGATCGGTGATGACTCCGCTGGGTCGAGCAAGAACAGCGCGCCCGCAGTCACCGTCACCGGCACGCAGTACGACGACATGGCGGCTGCGCTCGTTTCGCTGTATAACGCTCTGCCGGATAACCAGCGCGCGTCTTTCCTGACTGGCATCAATGCCAAGATCCGGAAGTCTACGCCGGAATCCCGCGATGCCAAGGATGGCGACCCCAAGAATCCGTCCCCTCCGACCAATAAGGCCGAGGATGGGCAGCACCAAGACCACCCGCCCGTTAAGGGCTCGCATACCCATGCGAATGACGATAGCTCGCATACGCACAACGCGGATAACGGCTATGACCACCCAGCACGTTCCGAGCCGGTTACCTCCACTCGGGAAGATGAAAAGCTGCGAATGCGCTTCAAGATGCGCACCGCAGAACTCGCAACAATCCAAATGGAGGATTGATATGCCTACCGGCATGAGTGAGCGTGAGAGGGCGCTACGCGATGCTATCGCGACTGCGCACGACTCGATGCGCTCCGTAATGGAGAAGTTCGACGGCGGCGCTGAGCTGACCGTTGAAGACCGCAAGAAGTTCGATGACGCCGATGAGGCGCTGACCCGCGACAAGGGCGACCTTGACCGGCTGCTGCGCTCTCGCAAGGTCGATGAGGGCATTCGTGACATGGCCTCTGTCCGTGGCCGCTCGGAAGATGAGCAGCTTGCGGGAGAAGACGGCTACAAGCGCGCCTATGAGAAGTGGTTCCGGTCGAATCCGATGGCAGGCCCCGGCGGGATGCTGAATCCGGAAGAGATGCGGATGCTTTCCACTGGCGAGCAGCGTACCGTCGAATCCCCGCTGTCCACTTCTCCCGGCTCTGGCGTCGATGGCTCGGCTGGCTTCCTGATTCCGCAGGCGTTTTGGGATAACCTGGTTATCCGTCTGCGCGACTACGGCGGCCTGATGGAGCTGTGCAACACCATCGAAACGTCTACCGGCGCTCCGATGCCGTGGCCGACCAACGACCCGACCAACACGCTCGGTAAGTACCTCACTGAGAACACGCAGCTTGTGGGTACGCAGTCGAGCGGTCAGCCCGCGATCAGCTTCGGCCAGGGCATGATGCACGCTTGGTTCATCACCAGCGACGTTGTGCTTGCGTCCTACGCGATCATCAACGACTCGGCTTTCTCGGTTGACTCGTTCGTGACCGACCGTTGCGGCGAGCGCATCGGCCGTAAGATCGCTGCGGAGCTGCACGCGGGTCTTGGTGCCGTCTCTCAGGCCATGACCGGCCTCGACCCGTCGCTGTCTGCGTTCGCTCAGGTGAACACGACCGGTGGCCAGGTTGACGCGCAGCCCAAGGGTGGCTACTACCAGCCGCTTGCCGGTGAGACCGTGTTCAACCTTCAGCACCCGTCCACCGCTACTGCGGCGCTCGGCCTCGGCGTGCCGTCCTGGCAGTCCATGATCAACCTCACCAAGAGCGTTGACCCCGCCTACCGCAAGGCTGGCAACTGCCGGTTCGTCATGAACGACGCGACCGAGGGCAAGATTCGGTCCCTGACGGATGGCTTCGGTCACCCGCTGTGGCAGCCGAATGTGCAGGTCGGCCCCGCGACTGGCGCTCTGGCGACGGTTGAGGGCTTCCCGGTCACCATCGACCAGAACGCGGCGGCGGTGTCCACCTCGGCCTCTACGGCTGGCGGTGTCCTGTTCGGTGACTTCAAGCGCGCCATGAACATTCGGATGGTTCGGCAGTCGGGCACCATGCGGCTGACCGAGCGATACGCCGACTTCTTGCAGGTCGGGTACATCCAGTATGTTCGGCTCGACTCGGTTCCGAACGACCTTCACGCGGTTGTGGAGTACAAGACCAACACGTCCTGACCCAACCCAAAGCAACCCTCTCGGCTGGTTTGCCTCGGCTGGCCGGGGGGGTTCCCTTACCCCTGTGTTGCTTATCTAGGGGGTGATCCTGTCTATGACGGGAGGTGGGTCACGTGGGCGCTTCTATTACGTCTTTGGCAGATGTCCGGGCTCACCTCCGGATGTCCGCTGGCTACACGGCTGACGACGCGATGTTGACTAATATCTTCATTCCGGCGGCAGACAAGGTGATTCAGCGCGAGTGTTCGCAGATCGTGCCCAAGGAATACAACGAGTATTACGACGGCGGCGACCTGTCCATTTGGGTGCGTCACATTCCGATTCTCTCGGTCGAGCTGATTGAAGAGGGTTGGGGTTGGACCAACTACGACCTCGCCTATATTCAGGTCAATGACATCGTGGCGAATGGTTCCGTTGCGGATTCCATCTTCGCCTACTCGATCGATGACGCGGAAGAGGGCTGCATTACGCGGCGCTATGGCGGCAACGTCCCCGCGCCGTTCGTTCCTGGCTCTGGCAATATCCACATCGTCTATTCGGCGGGCACGGATACGACAGAGGCCAACATTGTCCTAGCGGAGCTTGAGCTAATCGCGCACTGGTATCAAAACGCCATGCAGCGGTATTCGGGCTCGGCTGACGCTTATGACGCTGTGGCTGCGGACTACGCACGCTCTGGCGCTAACCCGCAAGAAATGGTTTCGTTCGGAGTACCAGAGCGAATCCTTGAGCTGATCAAGCCTGACCGGCGCACGCCCATCATCGGATGAGGGAATCATGACAGACATCGTGATCAACACCACGGCGCTTCCTGACGCCTTTGTCGGGCAGGCGTATCAGGCGGCGATTGCCTACCAGGGAAATGCGACCGCGCTTTCGGCCGCGTCCGTTTCCTCGGGCACGCTTCCCGCAGGGCTCGCGATTGACGCCGCGCTGCCGTTCAGTCGGATCACTGGCACGCCTACGGCTGCGGGCACCGCAACCATCAAGGTCACGCTCACCGACACGGCGGGCGCGGTTCAGTCCGGCTCACTGACCATCAACGTCCACTCGGCGGCGATCCCCGATGAGGGGTATTTCACCGAACAGGGCGACCCATCGCGGCCGATCGCAACTGACCTGGCCCGCGAATGGCCCGGCGACTCTGGCGACTAATCCCTAAGAGGGGGTAAATCATGGCTGCATTCTCGTCTGCCACCGGCTATTCGGCCGTTGACCAGTACGACACCGAGGGCAACAACGGTGCGAACCTGCTGCCCACCATCGCTCAGCAGCTCGCGCGGCAGTGGCCGGGCGACTCGGGCGACTGATCCCTACTCGATGAGGCGATGACATGTCTAGTTCGATTCCTAGTGCGGTTCCGTACTTTCTCACGTTGGCGCAGACCGCGCTAGGGTCGGACGCGACTGTCAACTTTGGCAAGCCGCTCCCAATGTTCACAGCGGCAATCACGCTTCAAGTCCTGGCAATCGTCGGTGATCAAACCCCGGCCGAGCTTGGACCGAATTACAGGCGCGAAGAAACCTATTCGATCATGTGCGAGCTGACCGCTTACGCAGGCGATGAGGATTACACCGCGCGACTCTCGGAAGCCATGACGGCATTCGGGCTGGTTGAAGTTGCCGTTGCGAATGACGCCGACCTCGGCGGCAATGTGCGCTTTGCCGAGTGTGGCAACTTCACCTTTACACCAGACTCAAACGCGCCCGGTAAATGCATTGGGCAGCTCGCATTCGACGTGCGGTGCTCGGCGCGTGTTAACAGCTTGACCTAACTCGCAACGCAATGGAGAGCCGGGCAACCATGCAGACATACGTTTATGTCCACCCATTCGGCAGTTATCTGCCGGGTGACAAGGTGGAGCTTGACGTTCCGGAAGGGACGTTGCTTCCGAACGCGCTTGCCGAAGGTGACCCCCGGCTCGGTTCGCTCGTGCCAGATCCGAGCAAGGATGCGCCGAACGATTCCACGCCCGATGACGTGGCCGCAGCTCAGGCCGAGCTGGCCAAAGCACAGGCAGATCTAGCCGCAGCCAATGCGGCCGAGCACCCCGAAGGGAGCTGAACTAAATGACCGCATCAATTGTCGGATCGGGTATATCTACTCAGTTCCTTGTGGCCCCCGAAGGTACCTACGGCGTTGCTCCGACGCTGACCGCTGGTACCGGCGTGACCTCTTACGAGATCAAGTCCGAAACGCTTGAGGGCAAGAAGACCACCGTTCAGGGTGAAGGTCTGCACGCGGGTGGCAAGTATGCTCGCACGCGGCGGCGCGTCCTGACTAACTGGGATGTCAACGGCGGGTGGGTCATGGACCTGCCTTGCACCGCGCTTAACCGGCTACTCCGGTATATGGTCGGCTCGACTGACCAGAGCGTGTTTGCCACCAATGGCAACTTGATCGAGAACTCCACGACCAACTCTTGGACTGCCGTCCACATCCCCGGCAACACGCAGGGCGCATCGCTTTGCGTGCAAAAGGGCGTGACGACTACCGCTCAGGTTGTGCAGCCGTTTACCTATGTCGGCGTCAAGCTGTCTGACTGGGAAATTGCGTGCCAGACCGGCGAGATTGCTCAGCTCACTATTACGGCCGATGGTCGTAACGAGCTGGCCGGACTCACCACGAACAACGGTGACCCACTCAACACCACGACCCCGGCTCTTGCCACGTGGGCAAACCACCAGTCCAACCTGTTCCACTTCCGGCAGGCCACGCTATCGACTGGCGCGGCGATCACCACGACTTCCAACGTGTCGTCTGGTACGTGGACCGGCCTCGGGCTCGGCCAGGTCAAGTCGATTTCGATCAAGCAGACGATGGCGCTCGATACGTCGCGGTACTTCCTCGGCTCGGCTGGCTACAAGGCAGAGCAGATCGAGAACGGCCTACGTTCGATCTCTGGCACGTTCGTCATCGAGTGGGACACAGAGGCCATGTATGAGGCGTACACGGCCGACACGCCTACGTCTCTGCTGCTTGAGTTTACCGGCATCGGCATTGGCTCGGGCTCGCAAAAGCAGGATCTACAGATCCTCATCCCGTCTATCAAGCTCGACGGTGAGGCCCCCAAGGTCGGCGGTCCCGCTGTCATCACTCAGTCGGTCAACTTCACTGGTCTTGACGATGAAGTGAACAACCCGATTCAGATCACGTACACCACGCTCGACACTGGCGACACTGACACGCTCACTATCCCCGCTGTCTGAGTAAAACAACTCGCTTTCGGAGGGCCAAAGATGGTCAGAGAACTTGCAGTGCTCGCGGTCTTGGCCGCAGCGATCGTGGTAATTCTCGTGTTGCTCGGCGTGATCTGAGATGGTCGCTCCAAGGTCGGCCCCGACCGTCACTGTGGTAAACGGCAACGGCGGGGTAACCTTGGGTTCAGATATCCGCAAGCTGGCCAGTCTCTCGACCCCGGCTATGCGGCAGGCCGAGCGCGGCAGACTCAAGGATGCGGCCGAGGTCATCGCGGCGCAAGCTCGTGCAAACGCAGCTTGGTCTAAGCGCATCCCCGCAGCTACCCGCGTAGGCGGTGGCTTGACCGCTGGCGGCGTCTACGTGCGCACGCCTGGCAAGTACGCCCGCAACGCGGCACCGTTCGAGTTTGGCAAGCGACACCCGCTGTTCGCCCGTGTCGGCTCGAAGCGCTACAGCGGCGAGTGGTACCCGACCCCGCACCGTCCCTACATGGAAGATGCAGCAGAACAAGCCCTAGACCGCGCAGCGGAGAAGTACGCCGAGATCGTAGATGACTGGGCGCATCAACTGGGCTTCAAGTAAACCGAGTCACTATGACTCACGAGAGAGGCAGAGGCAATGGAACTCGATTACGAGGGCAAGAAGTACACCATCGATCTTGACGAGATGGATGTCAAGCAGGCGCGCACGATCAAGGTAGCCACCGGCCTTACGGTCATGGGGCTGCAAAAGGGCATGGTCGAAGTGGACCCCGACGCAATGGTCGGCCTCTACTGGTACATGAAGACCACCAACGGTGAGCGCTGCAACATCCACGATGTGAACTTCAAGGTTGCCGCATTCTCGAATGCGCTAGCCGAGGGCATCGTCAACGGCCTTTCCGACGATGAGCGGCGCGAACTCGAAGAGGCAACCGGCGTCGATCTTGGCGCGAGCAAGGCCCCAAAAGCAGCAACGGAGGAAGAGACGACCGACCCCGAATCGACCTGACCTCCGGTGGCGATTGGCAGCGTCTACTAAACAGCGACATAGGCAAGGTGCGCGCGGAATACCTCTACGAGTTGTCCCGTGATTGCAACTGCCCGCCGCCAATGGTAGACGCTCTTTTGCTGTACGACTTTTTCAATCTCATCAAGGGGATTGACTACGAGCGCGCCGAGCGCAAAAAGAACGCAGATAGGAATCCATAATGCCTGTTAAGAGCGTGCAGCTTAATGTGCTGTCTAACTCGCGGCAGGCACGCGCCGATTTGCAGGACATTAACGCTGCGGCTAGCAAGCTCGGAGCTAAGGTCGTAACGGTCAAGGCGAATGTCAATGACCAGACCGCAGGCCCGTTCAATGTGATCGAGCGGCGCGTTCAGCGCGCCAATGGTGAGTACGTCATCATCAAGGTTCGCGCGGACGCAAAGGACGCTGACCTACAGCTCGACAACCTAGAGCGGAAGGTAAAGGCGCTCGACGGCAAGACGGCCAAGATCGATCTCAAGGTAGGTACCGGCGACCTCGGCGCGGCCACTACCATTCTCGCTGGATTCGACAAGTTCATAACGCTAGGCAGTAAGGATGCTGGCGGATTCTCTAAGGCAATGGCTGGCATTAACCTGGCCACTGGAATCCTAGAGCCGGTCATTGCTGGCGTCACTGTCGCTACGCTTGCCCTTGGTAGCTCGCTAATTGCGGGCGGCCTGGGGCTAGGCGCATATGGGCTGGCATTGCTCGGCCCTGTTTCACAGCTCAAGAACTACGACGCGGCTTTGGCCTCGGCTAGCAAGACTGCGGCTCAGAAAAAGCTGATCGCTGACACCCCGGCTCAGGTCAAGGCACTCGCTGCGGCGCTCACTGGCGCTCAGAAGTCCGTCACCAACTGGGGTGATAGCCTCTCGCGGTTCACGTTCGCCCCTATTCTGAGTGGCCTCAAGCTGGTCAACCCGCTACTCAGGGATATGACGCCATTCGTCAAGGCTGGCGCGGCGGCGCTCAGTGTGCTTATCGGTCAGCTCAGTAAGGGCGTGGGCTCGGCTGGATTCGCCGGATGGCTCAAGTCCGAGCTACCGCTAGTCAAGCCTGCCATTGTCAACCTTGGTGATGCTATCGGCCACCTAGTGCTAGGCGTTATGGGTATCTTCCATGCGTTCAACCCGCAGGCGGCGTCTATGTCAAAGGGACTAGACGATATCACCAAGAAATTCCAGACGTGGGGTCAAACCCTCGGTAGTCACTCTGGCTTCCAAGCGCTAATGGATATGTTCAAGTCCGACACTCCGGTGATCATGAACGACCTCAAGCAGCTTGGCTCACTGCTTATACGTACCGGCAACTCGATGGCCGACCTCTCGACCTTCGCTAACTCGCGGTCGCTGTTCTCATTCGTGGGCGTGCTTCTCTCTATGGCCAACGCTCTCGAAAAGGCCAACCCCGACTTGCTCAAGGATACGCTCTATATGCTGGCGTTCCTCGATGCGGTCAAGAAGTTGAACAGCGGATTGACTTCCCTCAAGTCCGGCGTTACCACGCTGCACTCTGTGGGCACGGCTATCTCTGGCCTGCCTGGCGGTCTGTCCAATCTCAAAAAGGGAATGAACGACTCGACCCTAGCGGCCTCGGAAGCGTCCGGCGCGTGGGGTACCTTTGGCGGGAAGATCGGAAGCGTCAAGACCGGCGTGGGCAACCTCAAGGGCGGCATGAAAGACGCGAGTGTCGCCACGGCTGACGCTAGCGGCGTCATGGGCACGCTCGGCGGCAAGCTCGCAATCGTCGGCTCGGCTATCGGCAACTTCACCACGTCGATTTTCAAGGCGTCCACGTACACCAAGATCTGGACTGGCGCTCAGGCTGCGCTCGATGTGGTCATGGCCGCAAACCCCGTTATCCTCATCGCCGCTGCGGTAGTAATTCTTATCGGCGTGCTCGTGCTTTTGGCTGTGAAGTTTAAGTCAGTGCGCGAATTTTTCGTTGCCGCGTGGCACGATATCTTGGTGGCGGCTCAGGCGGTGTGGGGCTGGCTCAAGTCGAATTGGCCTCTCCTAGTCGAGATCATCGGCGGACCCGTAGCCATCGCGGCTATCCAGATCGCTAAGCACTTCAACGACATCAAGGCGTTTGCGTTCGCCGTCTGGGCGTGGATCAAGAACAATTGGCCGCTACTGCTGGCCATCCTCGGCGGACCTATCGCGGTCGCGGCGCTGGAAATTGCCAAGCACTTTAGCACAATTGAGGGCTGGGCAAAGGACGTATGGAACTGGATTCGCGGTAACTGGAATGCTATCGAGAACTGGCTGACCTCGCCTATCCGTGTCGCCGCTGGCATCATCAGCAACCTTGCCAGCAACATCAAGAACGACTTCTTTAACGCAGTCCATGCGATCGAAGGTTTCTTCTCTGGCGCGTGGACTACGATTGAGAATGGCGCTCGCGGTCTTATCCGTACGGTCAGCTCCATTGTCAGCGGCATCAAGGCTGCATTCTCTGGGCCAATCAACTTTGTCATCAACGACATTTGGCACCCGCTGGCTACCATCTGGAATAAGGCGGCTGGCCTACTCCACCTCCCGCAGCTAGCCGAGGGCGGCGCGGTCGGTAAGGTCACCGGCGGTTCACACCAGACGGCAGACGATGTGCTGATCCGGGTATCAAGGGATGAAACGGTTCTATCCGCCGGTCAGTCTCAGTTGCTCGGCCCGCAGCTTCGCGCCGCAGGCGTCCCCGGCTACGCGCACGGTGGTGGCGGACCTGGCCCGACCAACATCAAAAACCCGCGCGCCATCAACACCAAGCTACTGCCGAGCGGCGGTATTCAGGATTCGTTTGATTCCTTGATCCATGCCGGTGAGGCCGGGCTAGCCAAGATGGCGGATTGGGCTCTGACCAAGATCGCTGACGTTGTGTTTGGTCCCATCAACGCGCTGCTAGGCAAGATTCCTGGCGGCAACATTGTCACTACTATGATGAAGGATCTAGTAGAGGGTGCGCTCAAGTCGCTAGTCGGAGACATCCACAACGGCGCTCAGGGCGCGG